TATCGCAGCAGCTCGCAAGCTAAAGGATGGTGCAGGAAACTACATCTGGACTAACTCAGCAGTACCAGGTCAGCCAGCAACCTTGCTTGGCTACCCAGTATATGAAAATCCGTCCGTGGCATCCGTGGGCACCGGAACCAAGAGCGTGCTCTTTGGACATCTCCCATCATTTGTTGTGAGAGTCGCCGGTGGAATCCGAGTCGATCAGAGCGCAGATTTTGCGTTTAGCACAGACACAGTTACCTACCGAGGCCTAATCCGTCTTGATGGTGGACTAACTCACGCATCACACATAGGATATTTCAAGGGGGGCGCAAGCTAATAGCTTGTTTTCAACTGGAAATCCAAGGAACCCCTCAGAGCTTAGGCTTTGGGGGGTTTCCTCTTATCCTGAATAATCGGCAACAAGTAAACTTGTAGGGCGGGGGACACAGAGCGTAGGACTGTGTTCCCTGCTTTTCTTGCTATTATCTTTGTATGCCTACGAATAAAGAGAAACTAAACGGCGCAGTAAGCGTCTGGTCTAATAGCTACAACGCACCAACCGGATACGGACAACAGGCCACAATGCTTGTTGACCGATTGAAGCGTTCAGGTCTTGATGTTGCTATGTTGTCCAATTACGGACTAGAGGGAATCCCAAGCACAATCAAAACACCTTTTGGCGATGTCCCACATTACCCCAGAGGAATAGACCTCTACTCAAATGACTCTGCACCAGTAGATCACAAATCCTTTATTGCCGGAAAAGATAAACCCAATCTGTTTATCAGCCTTTACGATGTTTGGGTGATGCTTGCTAACGGATACGATGACTTCCCAATCGGTGCTTGGACACCGCTAGACCATGTAACACTTCCCCCAAAGGTAGAGAAGTTCCTACGCAAAGACAATGTAACCCCAATCGCTATGTCACCTCATGGAGTCAGACAGCTAACTGAAAAGGGTATTGACTGTGAGTACGCACCTCACGCAATAGACACTAAGGTTTACAAACCAACCAGCAAGATAGGCAGACATGAGATAAACGCCTACATGGGACTAGAGCCAGATAATTTTGTTGTCGGAGTTGTTGCCGCTAACAAGGCATCAGGGCTAGTTCACCGCAAAGCCTATGGGGAACTCATCCTTGCTTTCAGCTTGTTTGCTAAGGCTCACCCTGACGCTGTGCTGTATCTACACACAGATGCAGTAGGTCAAGCTGGTGGTTGGAACTTGCTAAACATCCTCAACTCAACAGGAATTAGAAAGGATCAGGTAATCTTTCCTAACCCGAATGACTACCGCTTTGGACTAGCTCAAAAAGACCTAGCCGCACTCTACTCACGCATGGATGTTTTACTAGCACCTAGCTTGGGTGAGGGCTTTGGAGTTCCTAGTCTTGAAGCTCAGGCTTGTGGCACTAGAGTCATTGGCTCTAACTGGGCAGCAACCCCTGACCTAATTAGCGAGGACTCATGGCTTACAGATGGTCAGCTAACTTGGGATGCAGGGCAAGACGCATGGTGGATGACACCGAGCATCTCTAGCTTGGTCAATGCTCTTGAGGAAGCGTACAAGGCCGAGCGTGGCCCATCACAGGTAGCCATAGACTTTGCCAGCAAGTTTGATGTTGAAAAGGTTTGGGAGAATAACTGGATGCCGATACTGAGGAAGTTGCTCAAGTAAATGGCACACAGTCAGCAAAGGGATTTCTTTCAAGGTGTCAAGAATAAAAAACCCGAAGCCTTTACAGGTGTTGAAGTCCTAGAGGTTGGCAGTCTAAACATCAACGGCACAGTCCGAGATTTCTTTGACTCGACTAGATACATTGGTGCTGATGTAGCCGAGGGCAGAGATGTAGATGTTGTCTGTAATGGTGAGAACCTTGACTACCCCGACAACAGCTTTGATGTCGCTGTATCTGCTGAGTGCTTTGAGCATAACCCTGAGTGGGTTGCTACCTTTCGCAATATGTGGCGTATGAGCAAGAAGTATGTGATGATGACCTGTGCCTCAGAGGGCAGAGCTGAGCATGGCACTACAAAGTCAGACCCTGGCTCATCACCGCTGACACTCGGCTGGGACTACTACCGAAACCTAACTGAGCAGGACTTTAGAGCTGAGTTCAATCTTGATGAGATGTTTGACAGCTACTACTTTGACTACAACGCTGATTCTTGTGACCTTTACTTCTATGGTGAAAAGAAAGCTGATGCTTGAGAACCTGATTGTGCCGGTGCTGAATCGGTATGACCTGCTCCAAAGGATGCTTGACAGCGTAGATGTCCCAGTCGAACACCTGCTCATAATTGACAATGGTGCAAGCCACCAGCCAAAGCTAATCCTTGACCTAAGCGATAACTTTAAGAAGGTCACACACTTACCGATGCCAGCTAATCTCGGCGTATCAGGATCATGGAACTTAGGCATCAAGTCTTTCCCTTATGCTCACCGCTGGTTTGTAGTGTCTAACGATGTAGAGTTCAAGCCTGGTGCTTTAGAGCAACTCTCACAGGCTCGCAGGGATGAGATAACCCTGACAGGCTCAGCACCTCACTGGCAAGCCTTTGCTTTGGGAGATGAGGCAGTCAACGACATCGGGCTGTTTGATGAGTCACTATTCCCTGCCTACTTTGAGGACAATGACTATGCTCGCAGGGCTGAGTTTGTCGGTGTCAACATTAGGCTCTTAGACATCGAGGTCACACATGACAACAGCTCGACTATCAAGGCTGGTTACATGGACAAGAACGCTATGACCTATTCCAGAAACGAGAAACACTATCAGTCTAAGATGGACAGTAACGACTACACCGCTGGTGATTGGTCACTAGAAATAAGGCGCAAGAACGGCTGGGAGTAACCCAGAGCGTATTCTTTTCAAGAGATAGAATAGAGAACATTATGGCAATCACCCAAGGCTATGCCTCACTTGCTCAAGTCAAGGCAGCACTAAGAATCACAGACACAGTAGATGACACCCTGCTAGAGATGGCTATTGAGTCAGGCTCGAGAGCTATTGACGGATACACCAACCGCAGCTTCTCTGCTACTGGCACAGCTACCAGAATCTTTACCCCAATGGATTACCTACAAGTTGAGATTGACGATCTAATCACGCTCACTCAGCTAAGAACCAAGTCGGATGATGATGGTAGCTTTGACCAAGTTTGGACAGCTAACGATTACCAGCTCGAACCCCTAAACGGCAGAGTTGACGGATTGCCTACCTCATACACTCACATCAGAGCTGTTGGTGATTACTTGTTTACCCAATGGGAAGGTGAAGCAACTGTTGAGGTCACAGGAACTTGGGGATGGTCAGCAGTCCCAATCGCTGTAACTCAGGCTTGTGTCATTCAGTCCAGCCGAATCTACAAGCGACTAGACAGCCCTCTTGGTGTTGCAGGTATCTCTGACATCGGAATCATGCGAGTCAGCAACCAACTCGATCCAGATGTCGCACAGCTCGTTGGCCCATACCGCAGAATTAGGTTTGCATAGTGGCAAGCATCACAGCTCTAAGAACCGCTATCGCCACCAACCTTGGCACAATAACTGGGCTTAGAACTAGCCCTGAAATGCCAGACAATCCCAACCCACCGATTGCCCTAGTCAGACCAACAACGATTGACTACAACCAGGCGTTCGCAAGGGGAATGACTCAGTACGGCTTTGCTGTGGTGGTCATTGTCGGTAGGGCTGATGAAAGAACTGCACAACGGACACTAGACGCTTACTGCTCAAGCACAGGCACCTCAAGTATCAAGAACGCAGTAGAATCAGATAAGACACTTGGTGGTAATGCCTATGATTGCCGAGTGTCTGAAATGAGAAATTACACACCCATCCAGATGAATGATGGCACATACTTAGCAGCGGAATTCGCTGTTGAAGTGTATGCCGATTAGGAGAAAATAAATTGGCAAAGTTTGTCGCAACCGACTATAAAGTCACAATCAACGGAACCAACCTCAGCACTTCGCTGGCATCTGTTGAACTACCAATCGAAATAGATGAGCAAGAAACCACAGCCTTTGGCTCTGAGTGGCGCACTAGGATTGCCGGACTAAAGTCTGGATCAATCACCCTAGAGTTTCACCAGGACTTCGGAGCTGGTTCCATTGATGCAACTCTATGGCCTCTACTAGGAACTAACGCAACTGTTGTTGTTGTCCCAACTTCGGGAACTGTAACAGCCACTAACCCTAGCTACACAGGAACTTTCCTTGTAACCCAGTACACCCCCTACGCTTCCACAGTCGGAGATCTAGCAACACTATCCGTATCGTGGCCGCTATCGGGAGCATTGACCAGAGCAACAGCGTAGAGCCATGCAAATCCCTTTCAGAGTTGAGTTTGTTGATGGTTCTAAGGAATCAGTTGTATGTGGCACACCGGACTTTATCGCTTTCGAGGATAAGTTCAATGTGGCAGTAACAACGATTCAGAAAGACCCACGCCTGACTTACCTTGCCTACATTGTTTGGAACGCCCTACGCCGCAGAAAGCAAACTGACAAGAGCTTTGAGGACTTTGTTGAAACCCTTGAAAACATCGAGGGTGACGATACAGACCCAAAAGTAAAGGCATAAAGGGGCTGGGAGAAAAAAGCTCCCACCTCTTTATAGCAGCCTTAGCTTGTGAAACAGGGATAGCACCATCGGTGCTGATGCAGGAATCCGAACGGATGCTGTTTACCATGCAGATGTATCTGAAGGGTAAATCAGAAGCCATGAATAAGCGTAGGTAGAAAATGAAAGTACAGAACTCAATCGAGGTCTATGGCGTTAGGGAAACCCTTGCCGAGATCCGCAAGGTTGACCAAGACCTGTTCTTTGCTATCCGAGCGCACATGAAGCGCACAGGTGACATCCTTGGTAATCGAGTAATTACGAGTTCGCCAATACTCGGGCCAACCGAAGGATTTAGAAACCACAAAGGCCGCACAGCTTGGAAGCCAGGCACATTCAAGACTGAGGTATCTGGTCGCAACGCTCGTAAGGGTGCAACAGGTGCAACACCTTTGCTAGCAGTAAAATTCGGTGGGGCTGCTCTCAACATCGCTGACATGGCAGGTAAAGTAAACAAAGTTCGGAAGTCAGAAACTAGCACTTATCCTTGGCGTGGCACTCGCAGAAAACACACAGTAACAACTCAAGGTCAGATTATGATTTCAGCTTTGAAAGGCAGACCCTCACGCTACATCTGGTCAGAGGCTGAAGGTCAACTCCCATTCATCCAAGCAAGCGTATTAAGTGGTGTTGAGGAATACATGGCTGGCGTAAATAGAAATCTACAAATAACAAAGGATGCTGGCTAATGTCAATTAACATCAACATCCTCAGCAACTTCAATGGTGCAGGTTTCGACAAGCTTGAAAAAGAACTTAAGCGCCTAACTACACCTATGGAGAAAGTTGCTGCTGTATCTCGTAGCCTTGCCCCAGCTGCTCAAATAGGCCTTCTTGCCCTTGGTGGTATGGCTGTTGGTGCGCTAAGAGCAGCAGAGGAAGCCGAGGTTGCCAACAACAGACTTGACAGCGTTGCTAGGTCAATGGGCTTGTTTGGAGATAACACCAAAGCTGTAACCGATAGGCTCAAGGCTTTCGCAACTGAAACAATGAACAAGATTGCTGTTGACGATGAGCTGATTCTTTCAACTCAAGCACAGCTACTTAGCTTCAAGGAGTTAGCCGCTACCGCTGATGTTGCTGGTGGCTCATTCGACAGAGCAACACAGTCAGCTTTTGACATGGCAGCAGTATTGGGTGGCACAGGTGAGGACAACGCCATCCGACTTGGTAAGGCTTTGCAAGACCCTATCCTTGGTCTAACAGCCCTACGCCGAGCCGGTGTTCTTTTTAGTGACGAACAAGAAGCAAGCATCAAAACCTTTGTGGCTGTTGGAGATACTCTAAGCGCACAAAACATGATCCTTGACGAACTTGAAACACAGTTCGGTGGAGCTGCTGAGGCTACCGCAACTGACTCAGCAAGAATGAGTGTTGCCTTTGGAGAAGTGGCAGAGTCTTTGGGTAAAGCTTTGCTTCCTATTCTGCAAGTTGTCACGCCAGCTATTGTTGCCTTTTTTAGTTATGTCGGTCAGAACTCAGGTATCTTTACAGCCCTAACAGCTATCTTGGCTGGACTTGCTATTGCTATCTTGGCTGTGAACTTTGCGCTAAACGCTAACCCGATTGTGAAGATAATCACTCTTATCGCCTTGCTTTTAGGTGCGTTGATATTACTAGCTGATTACCTTGTAAATACCTTTGTTGGTAGCTGGGGAGATTTCTTTAGCCTTGTCGGTAAATTGTGGGATGACTTTGTGACCGCTATTGCTGTTGGCATTATTGCTATCGCAGGATTCTTTGGCTCTGTGTTTGATGGACTTGCTGGGATTGTTAAGGGTGCCTTAAACGCAGTCATTGGGATTATCGAGGGCTACATCAACACAGTCATCGGTGGAGTCAACAAGCTACTTGACCTAATCAACACAGTTCTAAAGGCTGGAACAGTAATCGGCATAGATTTCCAGATAGGAAAGATTGGCAAGGTTGCTATTCCTAGACTTGCCGAGGGTGGAATCGTAATGCCCCGACCAGGTGGAGTGCTTGCCAACATCGGTGAGGGTGGTCAGGCTGAGGCCGTTATCCCTCTTGACCGACTAGGTGACTTTACTGGCAAGGGTGGCAACACTTACAATATAAATGTTTCAGGTGGAATGGCTACTGGATCGGACATAGGTAGAGCAGTAGTAAACGCCATCAAGGACTTTGAGCGTCAATCAGGTACAGCTTGGAGAGGCTAAGTGTCAATCAAAGTAGAGTTTGGATTCGCTGAATCTGGCGTACCTGTCAACTTCAATGACATCAGCGCAGATGTTATTAGCGTGGCTGTCACTAGAGGTAAAGACCCTCAGCAGGACACTTTCAACGCTGCCTCTTGCTCTATCCAGCTAAACAACGAACGCAGACAGTATGACCCTGACTATGGCCCTAGCCCCTATCAAGGTTTGATTGTTCCAACTGGTGAGGTCAAGGTTTACAAGGAAAATCAGATTGTCTTTACCGGCTTTATTACTGACTGGAACTTTAGCTACTCCCCAAGTGGTGAGTCCATCGCCGAGATTGTTGCCTCTGACGCTTTCTGGAACCTAAACAACCAGACCCTTGCTGCCTACACCCCAACCGAACAACTCAGTAGCGCACGAATCCTAAATGTGTTGCTAAAGCCTGAAGTCGGTGGCACAGCAGTTTGGCCTTCATCATCTCGGCTTATCTCTACTGGTGTGGCAACTATGGGTGACTATGCTGTCAGCGATGGAACTAACGCTCTTAGTTATTTACAAGAGGTTGAAAAGGCAGAACCAGGCAGACTCTTTATTGACAAGTCAGGTCGCATCGTATTCCGAAGCCGAAACAACGATGTCAACAACCCAAGCTACGAATACACCAGACTCAACCTTTGCTACAACCCCAGCTTTGAGAACAATACAACTGGATGGATTTCTACCGCTGGCACCATCACTAGATCAACAGCTCAGGCTTACATTGGCACAGCAAGTGGACAACTAGCCGCTGGTGCTACTGCCGAGCAATACTTTACAAGTGAGGTCGGTGTGGAATACAACCTATCTCTTTACGCCAAGGCAAGCTCTGGAACTGTTGTGGTCGAGGTGGCAAGCCTTACCTCACCTAGCGGAACTGCTTACTCACAACACGCAGCTTCAACGGCATCTGTGACTAGCTCTGAGTGGACAAGAATAAACACAGGCCTTAGTGCCAGCACCTTATTTTCTGGTATCAGCGTTAGGCAAACACCATCCTCTAACGCAGTATTTCTTGACGCTGTTTTGATTGAAGCAACACCTGTTGTAGATGCTTACTTCGATGGTGCTAACGATCCTGTTTACAACTCGACAGACCCAGAAGCACCTGACTACCAACCTGAGCGAGCCTTTGAGTCTTACGCAACTGAGTGGGTGTTGTAGTAGATGACCAGTTACAGTAATGGTGCTGTCAGGAGAGCTGACCCTTTCTATGGTTTTAGACCGCCATACAACATTGCTCAACTTATTACCATGCCCGACATCTCTGGCAGGGATGCACCTGGTAAGACTGGAGCTGCTGCCAAGCCAGGTTTAGTATCGGCTCTATACCTAGAGTTGACCGCTTACAACAGCTCGAACGCCACAACTGCCTTTGCTATGTGGAACAGCGCAGGACAGGGTGGAGTTTACTCTAGTGTCTTTACGCTGCCTAACTCCCAAACCCCTTATCAAGTTGGTGTAGGTCTAACGCGATCTATCTTTGCTAACACAAGCTATTGGATTGGTTTTACAAAAGAAACCACCGCTCAGGTAACTTACTCTGTTGACACAGCCTTTGGTGCTTCAATCAAAATGGACACCACTTCAGCAGGTGGCAACTTTACCGACAATGGACTTGTTAGTGGTGGTGGAGTAACCCCTTCAAATGGTTCGCTAGTTTTTGAGGTTGTTTATGACACTCTGCCTATCGCACCAGGCACTCCTACTGCCAGCTCTACTGGAACTAGCGCAACGATTACTTGGACAGCACCAGCAGATAATGGTGGCAAGGCTGTTACTGGATACAGGATTCAGCGTTCAACTGACAACATCAACTTCTCAACCCTTGTAGCCAACACAGGCACAACAACTCTTACCTACACCAACACAGGTCTGACACCAGGAACAAAGTATTACTATCGAGTTGCTGCTATCAACGCTGTGGCTACTGCTGCTGGTTCCGACTACTCTGGCCCTTACAGCGCATCGGTGGAGATTACCCCTGCCTTTCCTGCCTCTGCTGGCAACGCACCATCTTTGCTAACTGTGACAGTTACGAACCCAGAGCCAACTCCTGTTCAGTTCACAGATGCAGGTACGGGTATCCGGTTTACCAAGATAGATGTTTCTTACGGATCAGAGTTCCTTTACAACGAGGTTGAGGGAACTACCCAAGACCCTGCTGCCACTCTGCAGGTTGCCTCAGCTCCAGGCTCAAAGCAACTTTACGGCGTTAGAAGCTACTCGATTACTAACCTTCTAAACTCTACTGACCAAGGTGCTTTAGAGGTAGCAGTTGACCTTTTGACTTACTACTACGAGCCGACTCTAAGGGTTGACTCGATTACTGTTGACCTCAGCAACCTAAGCCTCGAGCAACGCCTTCAAGTCCTAGACCTCGAGATTGACGATTACATCAGCGTTAGCTTTACCCCGAACAGGATTGGGGATCCAAAGATTACGGCTGGACTAATCACAGGTATTTCGCACCGCATAACCATCACCAGCCATGAGATAGAATTTAGACTTAGAAACGAACGAAACATGTTTATTCTGGACAGCGATAACAAGGGTATCCTCAACCAGAACATACTAGGCCCATAGTAAGGAAACCATGCCAAGAAAAGTATTTGAGTCTTTCACAAGACTAGATGCCGCTGATGTAAACACTTACCTATCTAATGAGGTCACACTAACCAGCTCTACCGCTACCACCTACACAGTTGCAACTGCTGATCGCTATAAGACCCTTATGTTTACCTCTGGCTCTGCTGTAACAGTAAGCATTGGAACTGCCACAGCCTTTGAGCCTGGCGAGCGTGTTGACATCTTGCAAGACGGAGCTGGGGCTTTGACTATCAACCGCTCAGGAACTGTTGTTACCCTTGCTGGTCGAGGATTGGCTGGAACGGCTTACAGGCTTGGTCAGCGATACGAGGCTGTTACTGTTCTCTGTGTGGCTACAAATACCTACCGCATAATCGGTAACGCAACGGTAGCTTAGTAATGCTGATTCCATTCGGGATTCTTTCGGCATCGGCTGTTGGTTCAGATTACGAGCTAATTGAAACACAGATACTAGGCACAGCAGCAGCCACTATTACTTTTTCATCTCTTGGAACTTACGCTGCTATTTACAAACATTTACAAATTAGGTTTGTAGCAGGAAATACAAACGCGACAGCGGATATGGATAACGTGCGTTTGCGTTTCAATGGTGACTCTGGAAATAACTACGCTCATCACAGACTTTGGGGTAATGGTAGTACTGTCAGTCCTTACGCGTCTGCTTCTCAATCATCAGCTTTGGCTGGTCTAGTGGTTAGAGGTAGTGCCACGATTTTTGCGGCTAACATCGTCGATATAGTTGAAGCTTATTCAAGCACTAGAAATAAAACTATTAGGGCCTTTACTGGTGGTCACATAACAGCACAACAAATAATTGGTCTAAACTCTGGCTTGTGGATGAATACAGCTTCGGTTACTAGCATCGAATTGTCAAACTTTGCCGACTCATTTAGAATTGGCTCTCGTTTTAGCCTCTACGGAATAAGGGGATAGCCAATGCCGACGCCGACTTATACAGCTCTAGCAACTAGAACATTAACGGGTTCAGCAGCTTCTGTAACTTTTAGTTCTATTCCTGCAACTTACCGCGATCTAATTTTAGTAATTGAGTCACAAGGCACAACCACGGCAGACGCTCGATTAACAATAAATGGCAGCTCAAGTGCAATCTATAACTATGTCCGAATGTCGGGAACAGGCTCATCGGCAACATCTGGTGGTGGCTCGAATCAAACAGTCGGGGTTATCTCATCACAGCCTTTTTCGACTACAAGCCAAGCTGCTCTTTTAACACTTCATTTTATTGACTACGCGGCAACTGATAAACATAAAAACGTTTTGGTGAGAAGCAACGCTGCCTCTACTGGTGTCGAAGCTATTCTTCAACGATGGGCAAGCACATCAGCAATAACTTCAATTTTAGTTTTTCCATCAACTGGTAGTTGGGCAACTGGTGGAACTTTTAGCCTGTATGGAGTAATAGCGTGAAACTTATAGAAACCAAAACCCTTACAGTAGCAGCAGCGACAATAGTTTTTACTTCTATCCCGCAAGATGGGACTGACCTTGTTGTAATTGGTAGTTCAAGAACAAACAGAGCAAATACAGTAAACGACCCATTTTTGGTTAGACCAAACGGCTCAAGTGCCAATGGAGCTGCTCGCAGATTAGTCGGTAATGGCTCACTTGCAAGCTCGTTTACAGATACATATATTTTTGGTGGTGAGGGTTCTACAACATCTCAGACATCAAACGTATTTGGTAATTCTCTGTGTTACATAGCTAACTACACCTCTAGCAGGAATAAATCTTTTTCAAGCGATGGCGTCGCTGAAAATAACGCGACATCCGCTGGTCAAATGATAAGTGCTGGTCTTTGGAGCAATACCGCAGCTATAACTAGCCTTACTTTTTTACCAGAATCAGGAACTCAATTTGAAATAGGCACAACAATTTCACTCTATAAGATAACATCTGGCTCTGACGGAATTGTCACAGTAGCCTAGAATTAGAAAAGAAAGAAAACAAAATGACTGAAACCCTAATGAAAGTAATAGTGGACTGCTCAACAGGAGAGTCCATAACTGTCCCCCTTACTCAAGAGGAACTAGACCAGCGTGAAGTTGATCGCTTGGCTTACGAGGCATCTGAGGCTGAACGCCTTGCCGAACAAGAAGCTAAAGATAAAGCTGAGGCTAGTGCCATTGCCAAGCTCACCAAGCTAGGACTTACCTCTGCTGAAATAGCAGCACTCAAAAGCTAATGTCTGAGGAAACTACTTCAGTTCGGATTACTCAGGCCGACATCTATAAGAAGCAACTTGAGCATGGACAGATCCTTATCCAGGTGTTGCAGAAACTAGATCACCTTGACGATGTGCCGGACAGAATCAGAGAAGTAGAACTCACCCTTGCCAGACTTGCTTGGATTGAGCGAGTCGCTTACACAGGCTTGACAGCCGCAATAGTTTCAATAATCGGTTTACTACTAACAGTGATAGGAAAATAATGAGCTGGTATCCAAAGGTTGCAGGAATACAAGACAACGGATTTGGTGGCTCTCGTAATGGGCAAGCTATCAACGGAGTAGTCATTCACCATGTGGCAGGAACTAACGGCCTCAACTATGTTGCCAACAAGAACTCAAGAAACTCTCACCCTACCTATCACATCTCAAACTCAGGTGCAGTAACAGGAATCGTAAACCCTGAGCGCAGACCTTACTCAACAGGTGGACAGCCTGACCCTAGTGCTGTTACCTTCGAGATTGACAACTCATCTGTCGGTGGCGATTGGCCTATTTCGTCTGCCGCCCTTGAAGCCTTGATAGATGTCATCATTTTCCATGCAAGTATCTCTCCAAGAGCTAACCGAGGCTTTGCTAAGAACATCAAGACTCAGGTACAGAGCGAGTTCTTTATTGCTTGGCATCAGCAGTATTCATCCACCGCTTGTCCAGGGCCATTTGTAATGTCACAGCTTGACTACATAGTTGCCGAGTGCAACAAGAGAGCATCTCAGGCAGTCGCACCTGTCGCACCGGTTATTCCAACCCCACCACCAGTCAGCAGAAAGCCAAGACTACTCAGATTCTTGAAGCGTGGATCAACAGGCTCGAATGTCAAGTACCTTCAGAGCGTTCTAGGTATCAAGGCTGACGGAATCTTTGGCCCAATCACCGATGCCAGAGTTAGGCAGTTCCAGCGTGAGCAGGGCATCAGGGTAGATGGCGTTGTTGGCTGGGTTACTTGGGGCAGACTTCCATAGGTATTGCCCTATAAAGCCCTGTAAGCCTCATAGACGGCTTTTTGGCTTTGGCAAGGGAATCACTTAGGCTAAGACCTGCCAAGCCCTCTACGAGCCTCACAGCCCCTCAATTTCTGGCTGGATAGCGTTTATTCGGTTGGGTAAACTGATAGGACAAGATGAAAGGCTACAAATGCTAAACCCAACACCTGAAACTCGTAAATGGATTTACGGAGTTATTGCCGCAATCGTTCCTCTATTGGTCGCTATCGGTATCTTGTCTGAGGAACTTGCCTCACCGCTACTGAATGTCTTTGCCGCAATCTTGACTGTTACAGGATCAGCTCTTGCTATCCGTAATGTGCCAAGCAACGAGGACTAAGCTCTTAGCTTCTGGCGTTCCTCAGCAGTAGTTCCACCCCAGATGCCTTGCATCCCTGCCGATAACGCATAGTCAAAGCACCTCAGTCTTACAGAGCAATCAGCGCAGACTTCCTTTGCTACCTGCACCATTGACTTTCGAGTTGCTGGGTCATGCTCATCCTCTGGGAAAAAGACCTCTGGGACTTGGCTACAATCAACGCCATCATTGTTTCTTATTGCTTCTTGCAGCTCAATATATTTGCGTTCAATCTGGCGTAATGTCATAGGCTCACATTAGAGTAAAGACACACTAAATAGCAAAGCCACGCCGAGAGAGTTAGCGTGGCCTTGCGACAAGGAAAAGAGAGGGAAACCTTGCCAGTAAATAAATTACCAGCCGAAACTAACGAGTTATTTGATGCAGTCCTACTCGGTGACTTTGCCAACGGCAGTCAAGAGTGGCACGATCTACGCAACGAACCAGGCGCAGTCGGTGGCTCAGACATCGCAGCTATTACCGGACTGAGTGCTTGGGAATCAGCAATCACCAAGTGGGCTAAAAAGACAGGACAGATTCCTGACGAGGTAACACCCAATATGAGTATGAAGCTCGGTACAAAACTTGAAGCACCGATACTCGACTTGTTCGCTGACGAACATCCTGAGTTAGAAATCTACGAAACAGGAACATGGGCAAACAAAGAAAACCCTTGGGCTAGGTCTAACCCTGATGGACTTTACAAAACCGCTGATGGTGAGTGGGGGATTGTCGAGGTCAAGTTCTCTAGGGATTACTGGACTGGTGTTCCACAGGCTTACCGCGCACAAGTGCTTTGGTACATGAGAGTATTCGGTATCAAGCAAGCTAAGTTAGTTGCACTCGCAGGGTCGAGCTACATGGAGTTTGACATCGAGTGGGATGAGTTCGAGGCCGAAACACTTTGGGATGCTGCTGTTAGATTCCGTCAGGCTTGCCTAGACATGAAAATGCCTTACTGGGATGGCAGCAACTCAACACTAGAAACAGTTAGAGCCTTATCGCCTGGTATCTCAGACAGCGAGGTTGACCTTGATGACTTGGGTATGCATTACATAAACTCGGTCACAGACTTTGAGAAGGCTAACGCCAAAATGACAGAGCTAAAGGCTAGAGTTATACAAGCAATGGATGGGGCAAAACGAGGTCTAATCTACGGAGAGCATCTGCTCAGCCTTAGATCAAGAGCTGGTGGCGCACCTTACCTACATCACGAAAGGGCAAAGTAAATGGCACACTTCAACCTCAATGATTATGAGCCGGTAGAGCAACGCATCAAGCGTTTCTACAAGGACTACAAAGACGGCAGGATAATTACCGACAACATCACCACAGCACAAGACCGACAGGTTGGCACTTGGGTCACTAAGAGCTACATCTACCTAACAGCCGAGGATCAAGAAAAGAACTTACCAAAGGCAACAGGTTTAGCGTTCGAGGTGGACTCTAACAAAGGGCCACAAGCAACATCGGCACTAGAGGTCTGTGAAACCAGCAGCATCGGTAGAGCATTAGCCAACGCAAACTATTCAGGAAACAAAAGAGCCAGCCGAGAGGAAATGGAAAAGGTTGCCAGAGATGCAAGACCAAAGGCAACAGCTAAAGATTGGCTTGCAATGTCCGAAGCGTTAGGGAGTGACATCGAGGGTTTACGATTGTTGTATAGCGAAGCCAAAACAGGTGGAGCATCAACCGCAACTCTCGACAAGATCAAGGCAATAGCTAATGGACTCACAAGCAAAGAGGATTCTGATAGCCTCAATTCTTGAAACTCAAGAGTGCCTACAAGAACAATTTATGCTAAATGAGTTTGACCTAGTAAGCAACATTTGGCAAGTGCAAAGAGAGAGGGCAACAAGACTAAAAAATGGAAATTATTACACCAGGCCACATAGTCGAGGAACTACAAAGGCTGACGAAAGAGATGGACAAGGGAGCTAACGCTCTCTACGATGCTGAGTGCAAGCTGGCAGATGCAGACTCGGCTTATGACAGGGCTATTTCACTAGCCTTCATAAACAACTCTGGGACTGTGGCAGACCGACAAGCTGTGGCTAAGTTGCAAGCAGTAGAGGAAAAGCTCAAGGCTGACCTAGCAAGGGCTGAATACAACCGCATCAAGACCAAGATGAAAACCCTGTCAGACCAAGCAACCATGATGGCTGTAATGAGCAAGAATGTCGAACTCCAATGGAGACACGCCTAGCTGGTAGCCTTGTCGAGTGATAGCCGAATCCTGCTCCTGTGGTGCCAAAATAAAGACTGACGATGCTCAGGCAATCAAGTTAGTTCGAGAGTGGCGGCGTAAGCACACCTGTCAAACCGACAACACCGACATAACCGACATTGTTGAAGCTGTCAATGGTGGCGTGTCAGAAACCACAATCGCTTTGGGCTTTCAACCTGGAGAGATGCCAGCCAAGATTTACGATCCGTTCGATGACTAAAAAACAATTTCAGAAATACCTAGAGCGTGACTTGGGCTGTTGGCACTGTGGCTCAACAGGCGATGACCTTATTCCTCACCACCGGCAAAATAGGGGCATGGGTGGTAGTTCAGCTAGAGATGTCCCAAGCAACATCGTTCCCTTATGTGCCGATGCTAACTCAAGGCTAGAGTCCAACGCCGAGTTTGCCGAGCTAGGGCGCAAGCTGGGCTGGAAGCTAAGAAACCATGAGAACCCACTCGAAGTGCCTATCTTTGGGCATGGTGGCTGGTGGCTACTAAATGATGACTTTACAAAAGACCTGCTGGAATCAGACCCTGAATACTTTTAAGGTGCTACTGTAAAGACATAACAGAATAAGAAATGCCGCCTAGAGATCGGAACCCCTAGACGGCGTGGATACCAACAATAAGGCTGTTGGCATCATTACTAAGTGTAGTGTGCCAACCTAATTTAGGAGGCACATTTAGTGTTTAACTGGACAAATAAATCATTGGCAGAGATTCTGCCTTACTACGCTGACAACATCTTCATGGCTGAGATGGACTACAAAGCCTACGGACTCGATGCCGGTGACTGGGCAATGCTGGTCAAGGAAGCGTTCGAGTCAAAAGTAATCTCACCGACTGTGATGATGGTCATGCTCGACAGGGCTAGTGTCCAATGAGCATCGAAGCTGTGTCACTCGTTCTAAACCAATCCAAAGCAAATGGCAGGGCAAAGCTAGTGCTGCTCGGAATTGCTAATCATCTTGGAGATCAAGGTGCTTGGCCTTCGATAAGCACACTAGCCAGGTATGCCAACGCCTCAGAGCGTTCGGTCAAGCGTGACATTCAGGAACTTGTAGAACTAGGTGAGCTGAAAGTTGAGTTACAAAACGCACCTATCAGAGGTCAATACAAGACGAATCTTTACTGGCTGACAATCAAGTCAGGGGTGACAGATTCGACATCAGGGGTGACAGACTGGGTAAGCAGGGGTGACAGCTCAGGTAAATCAGGGGTGACACCTGTTGGCACGCAAAACATAATATTAACCATCAAAGAACCATCAAAGAAACAGGCTGATGATGACTTTGAAAAGTTCTGGAATCTTTACCCTAAAAAGATAGCCAAAGGTGATGCACTCAAAGCCTGGAACAAAGCAATCAAAAGCAAAACCGCTGATGAGTTATTGAAGCTGACCAAAGCCTACGCTGAGGGAAAGTTGCCAGAGCTAAAATACATTCCCTACCCAGCCTCTTGGCTAAACAAGGGACTCTATGAGAGTGTTGAAGTCGCTGAAGCAAAACCATTGCCTAAGCTATTTATCGGGAGAGTGAAATGACACAGTTTGAGCAATCGGTAATCGGATCAATCCTGCTGACCAACGGCAAGGCACTTGAGGAACTGACACTCGCACCCAGCGACTTTGATGACATACAGAATGAGCGTATCTACAAAACCATTCTGGAGATGAAGGCCAATCGCCAACCGATAGATGTTATGACTGTGGGTGCAGCTCTGCCAAAACTAGCGAGCTACCTACACGATGTAATCACAGCTACCCCGACTGCTGCCTCTGTCAAGTTCTACGCCAGCAAGGTAATCGAGGAAGCTACAAGACGCAGGTTAGCTGTTGCCGGAACAATGATTCACAGCAAGGCTCAGCACGAGGACTTAGCCACAGTCTTTGACACAGCTAAAAAAGAAATTGATAACCTCATAGATCGTAACTCGGCAGTCAAGCCAAGCTATGTTGCCGATGAGCTAATCCCTTACCTTGATGAGATAGACAAGCCAAAGCATTACCCTGAAAGCCCTTGGCCTCTACTCAACGAAGTCATTGCAGGATTCCGACCAGGTGCTTTATACATCATCGGTGCAAGACCTGGTGTTGGTAAGACAATCGTTGGGTTGCAGATTGCTTGGGAACTATCTAAGACTGGCCCTGTATCTTTTCACAGCCTAGAGATGGGCAAAAGTGAACTCTACAACCGAATCATCAGCATGGAAGCTGAGGTTTACATCGGCAACATCGAGAAGGGAACTCTTAGGGATCATGACTGGGTAAAGATTGCCAAAGTCAGACAAGACATTCAATCTCACCAGCTTGCTATCCATGACAAGTCAGGTCAAAACCTAATGCAGATACGAGCCTTAGCAAACAGCGTAAAAGGAAACAACGGACTCCAAGCCATAGTTGTTGACTACCTCGGTTTGATTCAAGACACCGAGAAGGGTCGAAAGCGTTATGAAATGATTACTGACATCTCAATCGGACTCAAGAACCTAGCTAGAGATTTGAATGTGCCGGTCATAGCTTTAGCCCAGCTCAACCGAGGCCCTGAGCAGCGCAGAGATTCTGAACCTGACATGGCTGACCTTAGAGATTCAGGTGGTATCGAGCAGGATGCCGATGCTGTTATCTTGCTTCACAGACGGCAGGTTGACGAGGATCAGTTTGAGTGGCAAAAGAGTCAGATGATAATGAAGGTAGCTAAGAACCGACATGGTGGACTCGGTGAAGTCGCTCTGAGGTTTGAGGGTTATCTTTCCAGAGTGGTCGGCTAAGATTATGGCGTGGATGACAATGTTGCTTTGTGCTGTCGGTGTGGCTCTACTTGGAAGGTCAACACTCAAAAGCGTAAGCGTAAAGACCTCAAGTGCCAATCCTGTCGGATGCATAAAGCTCTCGTCATCAAGTATGGATCCGAGAAGTGTATCCCTTGGCAGGGAGAGTTTGACAAGCTTACGCTCACCATCCCACTATTTGACGGCAAGCCAGTCTTGCCAGGCACTAGGTCTTGTGGACACCTTGACTGCACCAACCCCAACCATGTCATAGGTGACCACTAGAGTAAAACAACAAGAGATAAGGAAACAAGAGATGGCAATAATCAAAGTAAAGGGTGCAATTAGCCGAGTATTTTACGAGGGCAAAGGCATCGAGCTAGTAGAATCATTCCAAAGCAAGGCTGGCGAAACAATCAACAAGCGTTACACAGTCTGGCTTGCACAGCCAACAACCTTCGAGGTCGGTGACACCCTTCAGGTCGAGGGACTCTACTCATCAGAGATAGACAACTGGACTAACAAAGAGGGCGAAGCCAAGCAGTCAATCAAGGTCAGCATCAACAACCCAAAGGTAGTTCCAGCAGAGCCACTATCGGCAATCAAGGAAATCTTTGAGCCAACACACAGGGAGTCACTTCCCTTTTGAGTAATCTCCGTTGGTTAGTCCCAGCCATCACCGCCGGCATACTGATAAACCTCTCTACGCAAACTAAAAGCGTTCTAGGTGGCTTGGGGCTAACCTTCGGTATTCTTTACACCCTTGCTGCCATAATTGGAGCATGGGAACTACATGGCAGAGGTAAGCTTTAGCGTTACCGGTGACCCAGCCAGCCAAGGATCACACGCCATTATGCAGGGCAGAATCGTTCAGGTCAACAGCTCGAAGCATAAGGCTTGGCGTAAGGCAATCGCAGAGGCAGCAACAGAATCCCTACCCGATAACTGGACTCTCATAGATGACCCTTGTGAGCTGGTAGTCAACTTTTATATGCCCAAGCCCAAGACAGTCACCAGACCACTACCCAGCGTTTCCCCCGATCTCGATAAGCTCATCAGGGCAGTCGGGGATTCCCTAACAGGCACAGTAATCACCGATGACTCCCGAATAGTACGCATCTCAGCTAGGAAGCTCTACGCCGAAGGCATCGAGCCAGGGGCCACAATCAGCGTCAAAACCCTCAACTAGCCCTTTATTCCGACACGCCGATAATTGCCTAAATTTGGCAAAATTGTCAGAAAAAGGCAAAAACTGTGCTATTCTCTACTTATGACCAGATAGGTCAGAAAGGGAGTACCAAAGTGAACACAGAAAAAATGATTGCAAGACTGGTAAGCAAGGGCGCAAACCCAGCAGATGCAGAGAAGCTACTAAACGAGCTAATTGCAAGCTTTAGCCCAAGCAACCTGATCGTGGCACTTAGATACCACAACTTCATCACCGCAGCTCAGGCAGAAAAGCTAGGTGCATAATGCTCAAGCTATTTATCTACGCTCTATCGCTGGCAGTCATTATGCTGTCCAGCTTCATCATTCAACTCACACTTCCAACACTCGGCGTCATCATCGGTGTTGTCGGTGTGCTTGTTGCCTTCCTAATCACAGTTCACTCATTAGCTAAAGATCTAATCAAGTAAGGAAAAGAAAATGCTGAAATTCTATTTATACATAATCGCACTAGCAATAATCCTTTGGGGAAGCTGGAAAATCCAAGAGTTCCATGTCGGACTCGGTTACGGCATTGGAGTAATCGCCATGCTGATTGCCTTCTTTACTACCATCAACGAGTTCACAAAGGAAAGCAGATGAACGAACAACAACTAGCCGAACGCATAATCGCCGAGGCTCAACGCTGGACTGAGAACCAGTTCACGCTCCAAGCTGGTATCCCTGGCATGGACTCAGTTAGCCGCAACGAGGCTAAGGCTCGCATTGAGCTAGTAGAACACATCAAGTCAACCTATAAAGAAATGAGAGCAAATGCCTAACTATAACCCTCAAGAGATTGAGTTCGCAGTAACCGATTTCCAGCCTCACCAATACAACTTTGGTGTTGCCAAGTCAGACGGAATCTACATGGGCAGGATGCTAATGAAAAACGAGGTGCTACAACTCATCAAGGCTGCCTACCCAACACCGACCAAAGCAATCGCCAGGGTTATCGAGATCGTGGACAACATTGAAATTTATGTTGACCCTGAATACAACATCTCATCGAGGTAATCATGCAGACACTTTACACAGAGGGATTCAAGGCTGGCGTTAGATACCAGAGAGAGTCAGTCCTTGACTTTATCCGCATCCACCAAGAGCAGAATGTAGCCATCACAGCTCAAGACATCGCTGACGAGATAGAAGGTCAGTACCGAATTGACATGGAAGCACACCTAGCCGAAAGGAAAACACAATGGGGCCAAAAGAAATAGACATCAAGTTGCTTGAGTTTGAGGCTCGCTTGGCGATGATAAACAAAGAGCTGGCCGAACTTGTCAAGACAGCCAAAGACATCGAGTACCGAGCTAAGGCAATCCTGGGTGAGGTAGAGAAATGAGCTTTAGGTTTGACTGGGCTTATCACATCCGCAGAGGCAGAGAGAAAGCCTTTGCTAAAGGATACGAGCGAGGCGCAAAAGACATGGCTGAGTATTTCAGCGAGCAAGTGATCTACTCACTACACAAAGACGGAGTTCTAAGCACCACCATAGACATTGACACTCTTGAGCGAGTTGTCGAAATCATCGAGGCGGTGAGGGACATTGGCAAAGCACAGAGCTGAAAGGCAACCTATCAACTGGCGTATCGTTCGAGTTCATTGGGCATACAAGAGGATGCAACTGAAAAGTTTAGTTGTAGCCTTCTTTACTAGGGGGGTCAAATGACACACTTCACAAACGCCGATGAGCGTGAAATCTTTGAGGCAATCAACCTACTAAAGGATGAGAACCTAGTTTGGTCAAGTGACCTAGAAGCAATCAGGCGCAACCTTGCCAGATTATTAGAAAGAATCATGCAAGTCGAGTGGCACTATCTTGAGCCAGAAATCGGGGACTTAGCCCTAAACTTGATAAGAGAAACTGAAAGGGAAAACAATGCTAGAAGGAATGACACCGACACAGAGGAAACCGAGCTGCAAGGTAAGGTCAATCTTGGAATCGTTGGACAGCAAGGATCAAGTAATACTTGTCAATGCTGTAAGTAATGAGTCTTGGAAAGCTCCAGCTCTCGCTAGAGAACTAACAGCCAGGGGAATCGCAATAAGCGAAAAACCTATCTTGGCTCACAGACGGAAAGAGTGCTCATGCTCGAGAATCTAGTCCCAGCACCAAAGGTAACACCACCGAAAGATTGGCGGCCAGCCGTTGAGTTTGACGGCACATTAGGTGAGGCAACAACCCCACCGACTACCGGCAACCAACCTAACTTTGATGAGTTCCTAATTGAGCAAGGTTTCGACCCTGACAAGATTGAGATTTACGGCCCAATACGCACTAGCCGATGGCAACAGCGTGAGGGTGGAGATTGGTTAGTTAGCTGGCGATTCAACTTCAGAACACGCTCTGAAGTCGAGATTGACCTGCCAACCCTTTATGCCAACACTCGCAAGGGACTCAAAATTGCCAAGCCAAAAGAAACACTTGAGAAGGCTGTTGTTGTCTGCTGGTCAGATACTCAGACAGGCAAGGCAGGTGACATCCGAGGTGGCACACCTGAGCTGATTGAACGCATCGCTGAGAAGCAAGCCAACCTTGCCAGCTATCTAAAAAAGGAAAAGCCAGATGTTATCTACTTCCTAAATGTCGGTGACAGCATTGAGGGCTTCGAGTCAGGTGGCAACCCAATGCGAACCAACGATCTAAGCCTGATGCAACAAGTAGACCTTGAGGCAACTTTCGAGTGGGAAACCCTAAAGCTGATGGCTAACTACGCTCCAATAGTTGCTGCCTCAGTTGGCTCCAACCATTGTGCTTGGAGATCAGGCAGACAGAAACTAGGCACAGCAAGCGATGACTGGGGATTGCATATCCAACGCCAGCTTGCCAGGCTTGCACAGGAAACAGACTTGCCAGTCAAGTTCTACGAACCGCAGGCTAACGATGAGTCACTTGCCCTAGATGTTTGGGGTGACAACGAGATGATTCTCGGCCTAGTGCATGGACACCAAGCTTCAAGACCTGACGGCATAGTCCAATGGTGGCGCAATCAGTCGCATGGC